GACCCAGAGGGTTACTATACTAGCAATGTTAGCATAGTTACATACAATGGTAATGCGTTCATAAAAATTGGTGGCAATGGCAATTCTGGAAGTAGTCCAGACAACGATAATATTCGTTGGACTCCTTTTTCAACTGGAAGCACAGTAACAGGCAATATCGGATTTATCGGCGATGCTATGTATGACCTTGCTGGGATTACAATAGAGAACGCAGATTTGAGTCACGGTGCTACAGCGGCAGTTATTATTCCTCCCAATGGATCTAATAATTCAGTACAAGTAAACAATACCAATGGCGCTATCGCAGTACAAGCAGGCACAGGATCGGTCATTACAGCGTCTTGGACATTTGGCACAGATGGAAATTTAACACTACCGGGTAATCTAAACTTTACAGCAAGTCCGAACGCTATCTCTGGTGTCGGTATCATTAACGCACAATACTATTACGGTGATGGTAGCAATCTAACTAACTTACCATTGTCTACTCCTGCATTAATAGAGTTCTTAGCACAGGTTGGTAATGACACTTATGCAGCATCTACAACTGATAATATTATCGTTGCAGATAGCAATGGTGGATTTACTGCATTTATTGTATTGCCATCTAATCCCGGAAATGGTAAGCAATATACTATTAAGAAATCAACAACATTTAGTAGCCATCCGATTACAGTTAGTGCTGCCGGGGGCGCAAATATTGAGGGTAGCAACCAGACTATAAGCTTCAATAATCCGTTTGGTTATATTACTTTGGTATACGATATTAATGCTGAGGGCTATTGGGTCATTGGTGGCAACTACGCATCAGTTTAATCAATTGATTTGATTTAATTTAGCATTCCTGCTATAATAGTAGAAATGTTGAACTCTATCCGCGACGCCGTTACACAAATATTACCAGGAAAACGTAAAACTAACTCTACTTCGGGTTGGATAAGTTTCAATGCACCCTGCTGTCATCATAACGGCGAATCAGCCGATACCAGATCACGTGGCGGTATGGTAATGAACCCAGACGGCGGCGTTAGTTATCATTGTTTTAACTGCAACTTCAAAGCAAGTTATGTTCCGGGTCGTCATTTAACATATAAATTCCGTAAGTTATTAAGTTGGATGGGAGCAGATGATGGCACAGTCAAACGATTAGTTATTGATGCTATCCGTATCCAGGACTTAGTAGCACCAGAACAACTAGCAGAAGTAGTAGAACAAGAAGAAATTAAGTTTAAAGCGCGGCCTCTACCTAAAGATGCAAGCGACTTGGCGGAGCTTGGTCTAATGTATAAGCTCACAGACTATGTAGATATGCCAATGGAGTATGTGGCAGCAGTGGTATATGTCAATGATAGAAAAATTGATTTAAATAAATATCATTTCTACTGGACCCTTGATACATTACATAGCATGAACAAGCGTATAATTATTCCATTTACTTGGAAGAATCGAATTATTGGTTATACAGCAAGAACATTCGTTGAGGATGTAACGCCCAAGTATTATAACAGTCACGAAGGCAACTACGTATTCAACGTAGACAAACAATTAAAAGATGCTAAGTTTGTTATTGTAGTTGAAGGGCCATTTGATGCTATGGCAGTAGATGGTGTTGCTATTCTAGGCAATGAGTGCAGCGAAATACAAGCAGATATTATTGATAGCTTAGGACGTGAAGTTATTGTTGTACCCGATGCAGATCGAGCAGGCGCCAACTTGGTAGACAAGGCAATCGAATATGGGTGGAGTGTTAGCTTTCCTATATGGCAAGAAGAACACAAAGACGTTGCAAGCGCAGTAGAAGCATATGGTAAACTATTTGTTATTAAAAGTATTATAGATGCAAAACAATCAAATAAATTAAAAATTGAGTTAAGAAAAAAGAAATTAGTATGATTTTAATACCGTTTGTTCCAGGTTCGTTTGCATCAACAGTTGAATACGTTTTGCGGGCATTTACTAAAGAGTATAAAGAAGATCGGATTAATTCAATAATTTGTAACGATGGGTCAATGCATTCTTTTAAAAAGACAAATCATATTTGTGAAAATACTGTATTAATGGATCAAATTTTAGAGTCCAATTTTACAAATGATATTGTAACTCCAATATATCCTTTTACAAATCTTCATGCAGATGAAACTATTAGGTTAATCAACGAAACGGTGTTAGAATCTACTAGAATTGTTTTTCTTTACATTGCTAATATAGAGTATGCTGAGATTAATATGTTATTTCAGTATTATAAAATTGCAATTGGATTAGGATTAGGAATAGATATATTCTGTGGTAAAAATCAAGATAACATAACTAATTGGAATGCTAAGTATACACATTGGTCAGATATGCAAGTTTGGGAATTACGAGAATGGCTAAGTATATTTTATCCAATTTGGGTTAACGAATGGATAACTGCTGTAAATTATAACCCCCGGGGAATTAAGATTAGCACCGGCGACATACTCAATGATACTAGTAATACCTTTAAAAAAATTATCAATTATTGTAACTTAACTGAAGATATTTTAGTAGACCAGTTTGCAGTAGAGTGGAGGCAAAAACAACAATATGTATTAGACGAATATGAATTAATAAAAGATATTGTTAACTATTCTATATCGGGCAAAGAATTAACATGGACTAAATTAAACATTATATCAGAATCGATAATACAACAAAAATTAAGATTGAATGGGTTTGAAATTAAATGCTATGATCTAAATGAATTTCCAACCGATTCGACAACATTAGGATCTCTACTAGAAAGTAATATATAATATACTATGGCAACTGAATACACACCAGAATTACAAAAATTGTTTTTAGAAATGATGATTCAAGACGCACAAAGTTTTGTGAGAATACAAAATATTTACAATCCAGAGAACTTTGATCGCAGTTTAAGAGAAGCTGCTAAATTTATTGCTAGCCACTCGGCTGAGTATAAAACACTTCCCACAGTAGAACAAATTAAAGCACTAACAGGAGTAGAACTTAGACCGATTCCCGATACTGTTGAAGGTCATCAAGAGTGGTTTATGAAAGAATTTGAGGGATTCTCACGTAAAGAAGAACTTAGTCGTGCTATTCTTAAAGCAGCAGATCTATTAGAAGAAGGCGACTACGATCCTGTAGAAAAGTTAATTAAAGATGCAGTACAGATCAGTTTAACTAAAGACTTAGGTACAGATTACTTTGCTGATCCACATGCACGTATTGACAAGTATTTTAATAGTGGTGGACAAGTAAGTACAGGGTGGCCACAAATGGATAAGATCTTATATGGCGGATTTAGTCGTGGCGAACTTAACATTTTTGCTGGCGGTTCAGGTTCGGGTAAGAGCTTGGTTATGATGAATATTGCATTAAGTTGGTTGCAAGCAGGACTAAGTGGTGTATATATTAGTTTAGAACTCAGTGAAGAACTAGTCGCACTAAGAACAGATGCTATGTTAACTAGCATGGGCACAAAAGACATTCGTAAGGATATTGATACTACAGAACTTAAAGTTAAGATGGTGGGTAAGAAGTCTGGCAAGTATCGTATTAAAGCATTACCGGCACAAAGTAACGTAAATGATATTCGTAGTTTCATTAAAGAGTATCAAATACAAACAAACAACAAAGTAGACTTTGTCATGTGCGATTATCTAGACTTAGTAATGCCGGTATCGGTTAAAGTAAATCCAAATGATCAGTTTATTAAAGACAAATATGTAGCAGAAGAATTGCGTAACTTATCACAAGAGCTAGGCGTGTTGTTTGTAACAGCGTCGCAGTTAAATCGTAGTGCAGTTGAAGAAATTGAATTTGACCATAGTCATATTGCAGGTGGTATCTCTAAGATTAATACAGCAGATAACGTATTTGGTATCTTTACAAGTCGTGCCATGAAAGAACGTGGCAAATATCAAATTCAATGTATGAAGTCACGTAGTTCAACTGGCGTAGGGCAAAAGATTGACTTAGAATATAACATTGAAACTATGCGTATTACTGACCCAGGCGAAGAAGTGGGTAGTGCCGGAGGCAATGGTTATAAGCCATCTGCAAGTATTATGAATCAAATTAAGACTACATCTACTATTAATCAAACAACTGGATTACCTGTAGCTAAAGAAGGGTGGAAATTAGATGAAAACACAGCACCGCCGCCAGGCAGTAGTGTAGAAAGCACTAAATTAAAGTCAATGCTCGCTGGCCTAAAAGCCAAGTCTGAATAAATCCATATAAATACAACATAACTGGAGCATACCTTGCAAAAGAAGGCCCGTAGCATATTAGACGAACTAGACACGTTGCTAGTACACAAAGATCGTGAGAATCTTGTGGAAAGCCGTGCCTCCAACGTAATCGCTGGAGCAATCAATCTAATCAATTATATACGTGAAAATTACGATGCCGAACAAGCAGGAGAGCTGGAACGCCGATTAATCAATTCAATCCGTACCCAAGAGCCAGAGAAATTTAAACGTGGTGTACGGAGAATGAAAAGTGAAGATTAACGAGGTTATTGTAGAAGCATTAAACACAGATACTGGCACACCTAATCCATCGGTATTTAAACCAAATCCTGCGCGAACCATACCACACCCAAAACTACAACAAAAGCCAACTTTATGGAATAAAATTAAAGCAGGAGCTAAAAGTTTTGTACAACCCGATGCCCAAGACACACAAAATACAAAAACAGAAGTTACAGCTCAACGATCTTCGCAACCTTGGATACGTTTATGGAATAGTAAAATAGCAAAAAATCCAAGTCTTGCACAAAATCCAACAGAGTTATTAGCTTTCGCTAAAACAATTTTTGGAAATAGAATTCCTGTAGACCAAATTCCTGCACCAACTGATATGAGTAGTGCAGGTGTTTCACAGTATATAACAAAATTAACTGATACATTTATGCAAACTCCAATACTTAAACAGACTCAGACACCAGGTGCACAAGATCAACCGACAAAAAGTAGTCGTTTACTTGATCCAGAAGTAGATGTTATCAGCGCAAGGAATCCAATTGTTTTAAAATTTAATGGTAAACGATACACTCGACAACCAAATGGTGAATGGTCTAAATTAGGACAAACAAAACCGATTGATCTTCCTATGCAACAGTTTTTAAATAAAGAATTAGCAAAATTATGATGTATCTATACGAAGGCGGGAATGTATTCGACAATACTAGCGATGTAGCAAAAGAAAATGTTGCCGCAGTAGTAGATACGATTAAACGAGAATTGCCTAGTGGATTGCAAAAACAAGTAATGGCAGATATTGGCTCTGCTGGTTATAAAGTATCAAGTGGCGATATTGATTTGTTTTTAGATCAAGCAACTACAGTGAAGAACTTTGGCGTAGAAGATGAAAAGCAAGCTAAACAAGCATTAGCACAATACTTTCAAGCTAAAGGTTATGCAGTAGCAGTAAAAGGTCGCAACGTACACGTTGATGTTCCTTATAAAACAGCAGACGGTAAGACATTATATGCACAAGTTGACTTAATGATCATACCTAATGCAAAAAAAGTTGCCGACTGGCACCAACATGGCCCACGTGGCATGTACGATGATCCAGCATTCAAAGGCAATCAATTGTTTATTCTATTAAATAGTGTTGGTAAATTTTTAGGCCTTAAAGTAGATGCATTTGGCGGTACAGTGATGCGCCGGGATGACAATTCCGTAGTTGCAGACACCCGTGAAGCAGCAGCAAAAGTACTCTTAAACCCGGGCGCACATGCAACAGATTTAAATTCAGTAGCCTCTGTATTAAAAGCATTAGCCAGTGACCCCGACCGCGAAGGTAAGTTAGCGCAAGCCAAACAAGACCAAGCCAAGGGGTTACTAACCCTTCCCGAGGATGTTACTCCGGGAAGCGCCGCATGGTTCCGCAAGATGGGACACCAAATATGAAGATAAGAGATATTATTCTTGAAGGTGGGTGGGACACAACCTTAACACAAGGTACAGTACTGCATCCTAAGATTGTAGCAGTAGCCTTACAAGTTGTAGATAAATTTGTAGCAGATTTTAATGCATCACTAGGTCCCAGAGTGGCACCTATACGTCGCGGACGTCCGACAGGATCCAGTGCTCATCATGAAGTAGATACACGTGAAGATCCAACTAAAATTTATGGCGACATTGATTTACAAATGATCGCGCCCGAAACAGAAGGACAAAGTTATGCACAGTTTACAGCACAGTGGAATAAGCTAACTGATGACTTTGTTAAACAAGGACATGCTCCTTATGTGGATACAAGTGAAAGCAAACCCGGACATCCTATCTTTGCATTAGGTAACAACCAATTTGTGCAAGTTGATTTTATGTGGCACCCAGAACGTTTAGAGCAATGGGGTGCGTCACGTGTTACTCCTGAGCGTGGAGTTAAAGGATTGTTACACGGTAATATGTTTAGCGTATTAGGTGAATTACTTGACCTAAGTATCCAACATGCCGGTGTGCAATTAAAAGTAATAGATGGACAACATGTACCTTTTAGTAAACAAAAAGGTACAGAGGTAGTTACAGTTACGACTAGCCCAACAACATTTATATACGATATATTTAAGTATTTGGCTCAAGGTCTTGGTATTAAGAATCCTAAGATTAGCCCACTACTAAAACAAAATCCCGGCAATGACGTCAATGACGTTAAGATTAGCAAGTTAGTTGAAGGTATTAAAGGCTTTGCTGAAAGTTGCGAAGCAAATGGTATGTTTGGCCAAGGAGACTTAGCAAACTTTACTTCTGCACAAGACTTTTTACAAAAGTTCCTACAGCGTTACGATGAAAAAGCACAGATAGATATTGCTGGCAAGAAACGTGATAAAGCAACGACACCAGAAGCTAAAGCACGTGCTGAGCAAGATAGACAAAAAATACAACAAGGTTTAGACATGGTTAAGGGTTATTTTAAATGAGATTAGATTTTATTAATAATATTCTAGTTGAAGAACGCACCGGAGCTCAACCGCATCCAGAGGATGCAATATTTGATGGCGCTGATGTTGCCAAACAAGCGTTACAATCATTGCAATTTGTTATTAAGAACCCGCAATCAGTTACAATTAAATTTGACGGATTTCCGGCATTAATATTTGGTCGTATGCGTGATGGTAGATTTACAGTACAAGACAAATATATGTTTGATGCTAAGTACTTTGCTGATAGTCCTAAGAAATGGGAAGAATACGATTTACAGAAGAAATCAGGAAAAACACGTCCAGATTTATATGCTAAATTAACAAATATCTGGCGCGGCCTAGAAGAAGCAGTAGGATCAAGTACAGGCTTTTTCTGGGGAGATCTATTGTGGTGGAATCAATTAACGCCTGTTAATGGTGCGTACGTGTTTAAACCAAATGTAGTAGAATACCATATACCTGCTAAGAGTACACTAGGTCAATCAATCGGACGTAGTGTAGGTGGTGTTGTAGTACACCAATACTTTACCGACGATAGTGCAAAACCTGCACAGTGGAACGGCCAAGGCCTTAAACAAAATGGTTCAGTTGTTATATTAACTCCTAGTGCAGGTATTAAATTTAAGTTAGATGATCCTGTGCAGTTGACTAAAGGTGCTAACAATGCAGTTAGTCAATATGGTAATGTAGCAGAACAATTCCTAGCAGGTTTACCTGGAGTTGTTCGCCAAGCATTGCAAAAGTTTTTAAATAAAAAGATTACAGGACAAACTAACGAAGAGTTAGGACCATGGTTAGAACATAATGTTAGTGCTAAACAATACAAGTTTCTAGTAGGGGAAGATGCCGGCGGATATCTATATCAAAACGAAAACGGTTTAAAAGCCCTATTTGCTATATGGAACGCGGTATATGCTTTAAAAATCAATTTAGCCAACCAGCTAGAAGGGCAAGTGCAAGGAATTCAGCAATTTGTCAACGGAAAACAACAAGGTGAGGGCTTTGTGTTTAATACACCGCAGGGACTGGTAAAATTAGTCAATCGCGGAACATTCAGTGCAGCTTTATTTGCAAAAGAGTAGAGAAAATACAGTTTTTTACTAGTTTGTATAAATAAATGTATGCAGAGATGCACATATATTAAGGAGATTTAAAAATGGCAATCCAAACACGTTATGCAGGTGATGCAAATGGCGTTAACAACGTTGACGCAAAATATGATGGTACATTAGCTACTATTATCGCTACAGGGTTAACAAAAAACCCAACAGCAATTAAAGTTTTATTAGGCGCACCTGGTGCAGCACAAACTTTTGTTGCCGGTGATTCAGCAACTGGTGGTCCTGTTGAAGCAATCCTAAAGCAAATCGCTATTGACTCTACAATCGTTATGTATCAAGTTGATACAGACCGTTTAAGTGTTTTAGTTGAAGCTACAGGTAACACAACTACAGCTATCGCTACACGTATTGCTTCTTTAGGCAATGCTAGTGTAACTTTAGGTACAGGTAACATTTGGGCTAACGCTACAACAGTTACAAGTACAACAGGTTTCAAAATCGCTTAATAGCTTTTTTAAACAAATAAAGAAAGCACTTTTTAAGTGCTTTTTTTATGGCCGCTAAATATGTTTATGTCCAGCAATTTATATTTCTTCCAAGGTTACAGTCTAGTAGATATTACAGCAACTGGAATAACCCGCGGTAGTAACGATAGTATGGAACGTAATCAACAACGCAACTGGGAAACAGTCTTACAATGCATTGGTCTACGTACACAGCCACACTATATACACGATCCTATTACTGCTGATCTTGATGTAGGTAATTTAGAGTTTGGGGACTTTTATAATGGACAACAAAAGATTTGGATGTGGCAATGGGCAGTTGAAGGATCGGGCATATACGATTTACCAGGAAAAGAACTAGGTGGAATACATCAAGACTTTGAACAAGTTCCTATAGTAACAGGACTAATAGAAACAGCACGTTTTATGTTACCTATTTTTTATCCATACGGGTCTATCAAAAACATCTACTTTAAACAGATTATACCTGCATAAATAGTATAGATGCCCCGGCACACATTATGGCTCATTATCAAGGCACAGTACAGGCTCATTAAAAAGCATTACTTATAAACAGGAACAGCAAGTATGGCCACCACAGAAATTGAAAAGAAGAGTCTAGAGGCGCATGTAGAGCTTTGTGCAGAAAGATACTCCAATTTGGAAACTAAATTAGAAAACCTAGATTATCGTATGGACAAAATTGAAGGTCATATAGTTGACATCAAAGACAGCCTTGGTAAAGTAGGCGGAGAAAGTAACAAAACATTGATCACAATTGGCACGGCAGTATTTGTAGCGATGTTAACTGGAATGATCGGTGTAGTATTACACCTTATTAAATGAAAATAGTAGAATTACTAAACAACGTTCAATTAAGTTTGAACAACGAACAAGCAGATCTGTTGGGCAGGTTCCAACACGAATCTAAAATAGAAAAGAATAAGCTCGACGAGCGCGAGCAACTAATAGCTAATCAACTAACGATGCAAGATGTATTATTGCGTCGGAATGAAAATGGTCAAATCATATACACGAAAAAAATTCGTTAAGAAACAAGCAACAACTAAAATAGATCCTAGAGTAACAACTGAACTAAATTATGCCACTGATTATATTAAACAGTGGACTAAGCGTGAGCTGGGCAAACTACAGGAAAATCAAGATACAAGCATTTGTATTCCAACTAACAGTGGATACAGAATTGGCTTGTACAATCTACGAGTGTATCCTAATAAAACCTGTGAATTGTTTGATCGTAACGATGAACTAGTACATACATTTGAGCACAAAATTAGTGCTATACTTTACACTATATACACCATTAAACGTAGATATCGCGACGCAGATGATATTATACGAATAGATACAGATATAAATAAAAACTATACAGACATGCTTACATTGCGTCGGGGTATTACACGTGCTACCCTAGAAAAAGACTATGTAGCACTTGATAGCAGACAAAATAGACTTGAAATAGCCGAACGAGAGTTAGAGCTGGCCAGGGCTAAAATGATGCAAATACATCACTATGCAAAGTTAACAAAAGTTTGGGCATAGACATAAATACTACATAAAGTTTAGGAATATAAACAATGAGACTCTCAGAAATGCGTACCGAAGTAACCCCACAGAAGATTAACAAAATCGTTGAAAGCCGTTTTGGATTTTCTATTGATTATGATAATTTAACTTATGCTAAAGCTAAACGCTTAACACAAGCATTGGGTGAAAACATCACACAAATTAAAAAATCTTTTGGCAGCCATACTGCTGAAAAGAATAGCAAGTATATGGAACTTATGCTTGTTAAAGAAGGCCTAGATAAATGGCTATCAAGCGAACAAGGTTTGTTTGAAAGCGAAATGGGTCGTTCAGAAGCTGTTCTAGCTGCTAAGGATATTGTTGATAGCCTACAAGATATGTTAGAAAAAGTTTCTAAAGTACAAAACGAACAAATCCCTGCTTTAGTTGACACTATCCGTGATCAAATTGGTAGCGAACAAGCTGAAGCATTTAAAGGTGCTATTACTCCTGTTCTAACTAGTTTATATCAATCATTAAGTACTGGCCGTGAATCAACAGACACAGCAGTACGTCAATTAGCCGGTGAAGAAGCTCCAGCCGGTGACATGGACTTTGGTGGCGAAGAAGGCGGATTTGGCGGTGATGAACCGGGCGGCGAAGAAGGCGGATTTGGCGGTGATGAATTAGGAGCCCCTCCTGAATCAGACCTAGACACAGACAGCTTTAATGCTACTGATGCTGCTGCTGGTGGCGAAGAAGAATTAGGCCGCGAGCGTCGTTAATATGAAAATACGTGACATTCTAGAGTCGTTTGAATTAGCCGATGAAGCAATTGAAGATGAAGCAGATAGCCGTGGCGATTCTGCTTTAATCACCGCTCTAGAGTGGCTACGTAATGAAGCACAAAATAGTTCAGCAATAACACCACGTGTTAAAGTTGATACTGTAATTGACCGTGTTCGCAATATTCCCGGTAATGAAGCATTTAACTATGCAGCATTAGAAGGTGCAAGAGAGCATAATGATATAGTTAAGTCGTTAATTAAAGACATCAAAGATGATGACAAGACTGGTTCCAAGTACGTATACCTGGCACTACCAGAAAACACAATCGATCCAAATGATCCCTTGGGCGCTCAAACTGCTGCTCCTGGTGACTCAAGTAAGATTGTTTCTAAAATGGCTAATCGCGCCGCAACCAAGTAATTTACCTATTTAAATAATGTTAGTTTACAGTGATAGTGATATCATCGATAATGAGTGGTTGCCTAAATTTAATTTAGGTGACTATACTATATCTCATAGTTTTGAAGAATACCGAGATACCTCTGCGACAGTAAAAATTGCATTTACCATGCATAGATTACATTGCACCCATGATATTAACTGCACAGCATATCAAGGCTTTGAAGACAAAATCAATCAATTAAGTTCTATTAGTAATTTAGTGTTTACATTCGAAAGTGAATTGCATAATTACCATTGGCGTATGTGGGAACAATGTCATCACGACAATGTCTATTGGGTACTTCCCGGGCAAGTTAACACAAAAATGAATGATCATCTCATATTTTGGGGAGACTGGTTTAAAACAACCACATACATTTATAAAGAGTTGCCAGCACAATTATCTAATATAACAACATATCAAGTAAAACCAAAGTATTTTGATGCATTGCTTGGTAGTCCTAAACCACACAGAGATTTTGTAGCAACTGCTGTACAGAAAAATAATTTACAGGATAAGTTTATTATGACCTATGGTGGCAAATGGGATGATAATCAATTCTATGCCAAAGATTATTTTGTCTGGGAACCGGGGGTTGAGGTAATAGGAGAACAGCAACCTGGCACAGCTGGTCCAGTTAAATATTACGGGGTATATACTGGATTAAGTCGTGTAATACCTATTCAAGTCTTCAATGATACTGCCTATAGTATTATTACAGAAACAGATCACGACAATACATTAAGTTTCTTTAGTGAGAAAACTGCTAAACCAATGATTGCACGTAGATTGTTTATTGCGTTTACTGGTTATAAGTTTTTACAAAATCTACATAGACTAGGATTTCAAACATTTAGTAATGTAATTGACGAAAGTTACGATTTTATTGAAAACGATAATGATCGTTATGCCGCAGCATTTGAACAAGTAAAACAATTATGTAATAGAGACCAAGCAGAAGTATATCAATTAATTCGTCCCATGCTAGAACATAATTACAATCATATTATGACAACAGATTGGACTATGTTTGCTGCAGAACAAATTAATCAGGTACTTGATCAGCAACTAGTTTAGCCCAAGCAACATGAGCATCTGGGCCTGGATGAAATCCATCCTCCATGAAGTTATTCATTTCTTTAGCAACATCATAGATACATTGTTTATCATTGCCGGCAAATATCCACTGACTAAAATCTATTTCGTCTATTAGATATTTTAACTCAGGGAAATCTAATAGACCGAAGTCGCCATTGGGACTTAGATTCTTACCTGTGGTCCAATAGTTTACATAACTCATAAACTTAAATGGAATACCTTTAGCTTTTAAATAGTTTTGTAGTTTTATAATTTCCATTAAGTTAATTGTTGCTAAACTTAGTTCACTACTAACTTTATACATTTCATAAAACATCTTGTGTGCAACAGGATGTTTAAACCAAGTACCCATCTGTCCACCACTAAAGATCCATCCTAGTTTACCATTGGGTAATCTTCGAAAGAATCCATAACTATCAAATAATGCTTCCCATGCACTATCCTCTAAGCTAGTTAAGTAGTCTAATCGACTAACACCAGACCACATAACAAGAACTTGGTCGTACTGATCAGTAAGTGTTCCCCTAATTATGCTGTCACAAATATATTGATTTCCAGCCGCAGCTTCTGCAAGTGTTGTAATTTCATATTCGGGTAGGATCTCTTTAAGATATTTGGGCCAACAAACATTTAGTCCACCCGGATATTCAGGCCATTGCGTAAAGCTACATCCACTTATTAGAATTTTCATCAAAATATTTATTGATTAATGCTGGCACTGATGTTATAATTACAGTATGATTATCCACAAATTTAACTACGCACCTATTAACCGAACTACTGTAGAAGGTAAAAGACATTATGCTTTACCCACAGGGGATAAAGTACCTAGTGTAACAACTATTTTGGACAAAACTAAAAGCGACGAATCTCGAGCCGCACTAGCACAGTGGCGTAAAAACGTAGGAGAAGTCAGGGCACAACAAATTACTACAGAAGCCGCTAACCGCGGAACACGTATGCATGCCTACTTAGAACAGTATGCACTTAATGATGATTTAAAGCCCTTGCCTAATAATCCCTATGCACACCCCAGTTGGTTCATGGCCGCAGAAGTTATCCTTAAAGGATTGTCTAATGTAAATGAATTTTGGGGTGTTGAGGTCCCTGTTTATTATAGTGGCTTATATGCTGGCACAACTGATTGTGTTGGTGTGTGGAAAGGTCGTCCTGCAATTATAGACTTTAAACAAAGTAATAAAGTTAAAAAGCGTGAATACATTAGCGATTACTTTATACAATTAGCCGCATACGCACAGGCTCACAATGTTACACACGGCACTGATATTAATTGTGGTGTAATTATGATGGCTGTACAGCCAAAAGAGCTAGGTGATGGCACCCTTTCGACACCAGAATACCTAGAATTTGTTGTTGAAGGTGACGAGTTTGCATATTGGACAGAGGAATGGACAAAACGTGTAGAGCTGTATTACTTGACTGCATAAATACATTATATTTCAGGATTAGTATAAAATGGCAATTGTTCAAATCAGTAAAATTCAACAGCGAAGAGGTCTACAACAAGACTTACCAGCATTAGCAGCCGGCGAAATTGGCTGGACCATTGATTCTCGTAGAGCATATATCGGCAATGGTACCATTGAAGAAGGAGCCCCAACTGAGGGTATTACAGAATTATTAACACAATACTCAATTGTTGATTTTACCACCGGATTTGTTAGCAATGTACAAGCATTAGAAAGCAATGTGGCTACATTACAAGGTAATATTTTAAATATTTCCACGTCAATGGCAGGATTGCAAAGTATCTCAGCTACCTTGGTTGGACCATCATCTGGAACTGTTAATTCGATGACTGCCAACAATGTTGTAATTAGTTACACACTAACACAGGGTTCAAAGCAACGCACCGGACAAATTAAATTAAGTCGCGTGGGTACGGCTGTTAGCTACGACGAAGATTATACTGAAACAGCTACAACAGATATTTCGTTTAGTTTTAATGCTTCGTCTGGTACAAAATCCGACTTTAACTATTCCACCACTACAACAACATCCTTATTATATAGAGTAGTAACACAGCCTTAACCAATTATACATGTGGAAACTTGATACTGCTGGGCGAATAGCCCAGTGGCGTGACTTTCGAAAATCGCTAGACGAATTACCATTTGATCAAGCATTAGACCAAGTTGCCAATCTTTGGCAAACGGTACCTTTCTGCCCTTACAACTTAGATCCCGACAAACCGGAGAGTTGGCCAGATCCATGGACATTAATTTACGAAAATGTCTATTGCGATATTGCTAAGTGTTTGGGGATAGTGTATACTATATTATTAAGCAAGCATGGCACGAATTTAAATGTAGAATTTAGAGTATATCAAGATCCTAAGACAAGATACAACTATAATTTAGCTTGGTTTAACAAAGGAAAATATATACTTAATATGGTCGACGGAGAAGTGTTAAATAACACACAGTTCAATAAAACATTAAAGTTAATTAAAACGCATACAGCAGTAGAATTACAATTAGATAATTTTTAAGAGAAATCAATGACGACAATTCAAGTCACAAAAAGAAACGGACAAAAAGAGCCGTTAGCAGTAGAAAAGTGGCAGGCACAAATTACAAAGGTGTGCAGTGGCATAGCAGATGTAAGTCAATCCATGATTGAAATCAAAAGTCAGCCGCACTTTTTTGATGGCATTACAACAAAAGAAATAGATGAAATTACATTACGAGCGATTGTAGACTTAATCGACGTAGAAGCAAATCCCGATGTCGGACACGTTAACTATCAATACGTAGCAGGCAAACAGCGTTTGTCAATGTTACGTAAGGATGTTTATGGCAACTACGAGCCTCCTCGCCTGTATGACATTGTTAAAACAAATGTAGCCACAGGTCTTTACACAGATGAATTATTATCTTGGTACACTGAAGAAGAGTGGGACAAGATGGATGCTATGTTAGATCATAGCAAAGATGAACTATACAGTTATGCCGCTATTGAACAGCTAATTGAAAAATACCTAGTACGTAATCGCGCTACAAAGGAAACATATGAAACTCCACAAATTCGTTACATGGTTGCAGCCGCTACTGTGTTCCACAAAGAAGAACCTAGTAGTGCCCGCTTGCGTTACATTAAAGAGTACTACAATGCAGCAAGCGATGGCTTATTTACTCTTGCTACTCCTGTGCTTGCTGGACTGGGAACCCCTACTAAGCAATTTTCAAGTTGTGTGCTTATCCGCAGCGACGATGATTTGGATTCTATATTTGCCTCAGGTGAGATGATGGCCAAGTATGCCAGTAAACGTGCAGGCATTGGTTTAGAAATTGGTCGGTTACGTCCTTTGGGATCGCCTATCCGTGGCGGCGAAATTATGCACACTGGCATGATTCCATTCTTAAAGAAATGGTTTGGTGATTTACGTTCATGTTCACAAGGTGGCATTCGTAATGCTAGTGCTACAGTATTTTACCCTATTTGGCATCATCAGTTTGATGACCTAATTGTATTGAAGAACAATCAAGGTACAGACGAAACACGTGTACGCTTTATGGACTATGGTGTTGTACTAAGTGCATTGTTCTGGCGTCGTTTCAAGAACAAAGAAAACATTACCTTCTTTGATCCAAATGAAGTTCCTGATTTGTATCAAGCGTTCTATAGTAATATTGAACTGTTTGAAGACTTATATGTCAAGTACGAAAAGCGTACAGACCTGCGTAAGAAAACAATGTCGGCAGAAGAAGTATTCAAAGGCGGCATACTAAAAGAACGTACAGACACAGGACGTATCTATCTTGTGTTCATTGATAATGTACAAAAGCAAGGACCGTTTGATCCAGAGTATCATACTATCTATCAATCGAACTTGTGCTGTGAAATTTTATTACCAACTAAATCCTTTAAACGCTTAGATGACGAAGAAGGCCGCATTGCATTGTGTACACTAGGCAGTATTAACTGGGGTGCTTTCCGT